CCACTCTAGTAGATGTTGATCTAACACAGTGTTGAAGTACAGGGCACTTTGACCACCCGCACCCGTGGGCAAATTGAACTCTATGTGCATGCTATTATTTAAAAAATCTGTAAATAATTGCATGACCGCACAAGCACAGTTCTTTAAGCTGTTAGTTGACCACAGTTCTGTTACGGGCTTTGAGTGCCCTGAAAGTCTGTATTGGTATTTGAGTCACTTACTAGACAGTCGTCTTACCCGTGTAGATCTCATTCCAGACCCTAGTTTTGCTGAACGCTACCTACTGCTGTATCAAAGCACAGATTCCACACAGTACAAAGACTACGCAGACAGCTGTTTGTTCTTTACAGCACTATTACCAGAATATGGACAGCGTAGAGGCTTGTCAATGGACTATTACGCTACCTTAGGTATCAGTACTTACTACGCACTGGGCGATATGGTTTCTGATCCTAGATTCACACAGCTGGGCAATTGGTTCTACGCACTACAGAAGTTCTTAAACTCTGCTATAAAGCCAGAGCAAAGACTACAGCTATTCCCAATATAATCACAGCGGGTTTTAGTAGTTGATACAGTGTCCATAGTGTCACTAGTATAGAAAATTTTATGGCTGCTAACATACTAGTAGTTATCTCTCGGGCAGAGTAGAGCACTGTGAGCAACAGAGTCTGCGAGCATGAGATAATATGCCCAGATTAAGCCAAGGAAAAATTGCTTGCACATCTATCGCTACCGCTGCTGCTTCGCAGCTCAAAAAAATCGCTGAGGCTCCGCCTATCTAGACTACCACCAACCCTGGGTTCATCGGTATAGATAGTTCACTGAAGTTTCGTTGACTCGCCATTTTTCCGCACCGTTTTTAAGGTGAAAGCGTTCAGCCATTTCTGTCTTTGGGCTTAGTGTAACGTAGGTCATGACTTCTGGATGTGTCTTACGGATTTCACTCTGTGCTTCTTCTATGAGTCTACGGCCCGCACCCTGGGCATAGCTCCATATGGTGTAGAACACTGCGGTATTGGTCTGTACCACGGTGTTGACTAGGTCTTCTACTTGTGTGGGCACTGATTCTAGAAATTTCACGCAGGTCACAGCTATGGGCTGATCGTTGTCGTCTTTGAGCACGTAGATTTCTGAGTTTTCGTTTACTCGTTGTTCCAGGGGAATTTCAGGTCTCACAGGGTCATCTTTGACGAGTCTTGTGAGTTCGTCCCCTAGGTCTCTGATGATGTGTAGCATGGTATTCCCCTGTTGTACAGGTATTTATAATCTGCTACTATAATTTTGAGTTTTCTAGACTCAGAGATTGGTCTTCTAGCTCACGAATACGATCAGCTAGTTGATCTATTAGGCCCTGTCTGCGTAGTTCTTTGAATACGAGATTTTCCGTGGACCATTCACCCGCACGTTCCAAACCAGCTTTACGCATCTTGGTCACACGGTTTTTCACACGCTCTAGCTGAGCCAGTTCACTGTTGGCCAGAGCCAGCTGTATCAATCTGGTCATGTCCTGATACTTGGCATCTACAGCATTGTCGTCTATGGTAGGTTCTACTTTTTCGGGTTCAATTACCCAGGTATCGTTGCTAAGACTGTAGACACCTGTGCTGTGATGTGGCTCGTCTTCGCCCTGTACATAACACTCTACTTCATGTCCACGTATGCGTATGTCGTGCTGTTCTGACCATAGGCTCTTTTTAGCAGAGTATAGCTCGCGATCTTCGTCTGTGGGAGTGCCGGGTACGATCAGATGCAGGTCTAGATCACTGTGCTGTGTCCATGTATAGTTGGCGTTAGAGCCAGTGACTGTGATGTCTTTGACGGGTAGATCTATGCCCACAAACTGCTCAAAGTGTTGGGCAATTTTCAGCAGCTTGGCTTTGACCTGTGGGTCCAGTTCGCCCTCACGCCATAGGCGAGGATTTAGTTCGCGATTTACTGTTACACTTACAGATTCTAATAATTCTCTCAGCAGCATTTAAACTCCGTACCGGTTTTTCTTGGGTTTAGCCACAGGACTTAGATTGCTGGTATCTGTGGGTTCGTGACTGCCGCGATCTGCTATTATGCGACCCTTGTGTCCTGTTTGCCTACTACCACCTGCTATGATCGCTTCTTCTTCGGGTGTATAGGCCACTATCACTGCGTGATTACCAGTAGGGCCTTCTGGGTAATTTATGGTATGATCAGCCATGGCCATGCCAAATCTATAGGCACGATAAGCATCTGAACTGGGCATAGTGGGAAATTCGTAGGTGGTGCTCATCACTGAGCTCTTACGCTTGGGAAATGTTCTTTCTACAATGAATTCTTTTGCACGCATCCATTATTTAGCCCACTTTAAGCGATAGTTTAATAATGTCTGTTCGTTGTAGAATTCCACGATTAGTTTACACCAGTGATCATCACGCTGCTCTAGCATTAACTGGCAGTTTCCACGCTGCTGATCCAACAGCCAACGGGTCTGTTCTAGTCCTATGGTTTTGTGTACTTTGGGCCAATCTATTTCTATGTGTTCGCCTTCACTGGGTAACCAGCGATATAATTCTACTGCTTTATTCTTCATCTTGCGTGAGGTTATTGATAAACTGTTTGAGTTTAGTACTTTCTACTATGGCTTTGGGAGCAGGTGCTAGGCTAGCACCACGATTGGGATCTATGACACCATCTTGATCTACCACTGTGCTGGATCTAGATTTAATCTGATTGATGATTTGATTGCTGCGTGTCTGTGATTCCAGTTCCTGCTGATCTTCTGGCAGATCAGAGATTCTCAGCGTTTCTATGTTAAACTCTAGATCTATCTTTTGCCCTACACCTGAGCTGGATCTAGTCTTCATCAACTGTAGCTGATAGCGTCCACGTTCACGCATGGCTCGCGAAGTAAAGATACCAAACACGTTGTCTGCTGTTTGAATCTTTGAAAGTCCACCTGAAATATGACTGTGATCAAATTCAACTTCTTCCACCGCACCACGATTCAACTGTGCCGCAGTAACAAACACACATTGTTTTTCCATGGCCAAGTTACGCAATTCTTCTGATACAAATTTGTCTTTGATGAACAGATCTGCTGGCGAAATCTTCTTAGAAATGGGCATCAATAGATCCATGTAATCTACTAACAATACATCAACTCTGCGTCCAACCTTTATTTCGTATTCTTTGATGTAAGCACGAATGTCATTGACTGTCTTACCACTGGGCATATATTTGACTTGGAACAGGCCTGCTTTCTTGCCCACCAGCTTGACCTTCATTTCAATGTCATCGATATTCCTAAAAATCTCTTTGGTACTGACGCCAGTGAGCATTGAGTCAATACGCATAGATACCAATGCTTCTGAAAGTTCTAAAGTTAGGTATATGACATTCATTCCGTTCAATGCCCAGTTCACACCTAGGTTTGCCAAGAACAGACTTTTACCAGCACCTGATCCACCTGCGAAGATATTCAACTCTCCGCGATTCATGCCGCCAAACAGTTTACGATCCATAGTAGACCAGCCTGTACTAACCTGTCCGTTCTTGTCTTTGAGTCCCATCAATCTAGCACGGGGATCAGCAAAATAGTCTGTGCCCATGTCACGTGCTAGACCAATCTGTACTGCTTCTTTGATCTTAGATTCAACTTGTCCATAGTCATGTTTTTCTAATAGATCAGCTGACTCAATGATCGCACGTTCTAGACTCTTGTGTCTAGTAAATGTTTCAAACTCATCCATTAACCAATCTAGATGCCCATCTTTGAGCTCTCCCGGGTCTTTGAATTCAGTACCGCAACTGGCATTGACCATTTCAAATTCAGGCAACACCGTATATTGTTCTGCGTATTTGTGTATGAATTCAGCAGCTTCTTGTAGTTTTCTATCAAACAGCGAAGCATCAAAAATACCTTGGCAGCGTACAAATGTTTCCGCATCTGCCAACATCATTTCTAAATACAACTTCTGTACATCGTAATCGTAATTTTTTGTCATTTTTTATCTTTGAGATTAAATTTACTTACCACGTGGCCATCTCCAGGATAGTTCTTAATTAGTTCTGCTAACTGCTGTGCTAGTCTATGATTATCGTTAATGGATAAATGATTGTCGTATTTCATTGTATCTGAGTCAATATGCGAGTAATTAAAAAGATTGTCTTTGAATCTTACGCCTCGCTTAAACTCATAATCATTCCATTTGCCATAAAAACATTGTAGGTGATATACCTGTTCTATATCAGGATATAGATCTAGTGTTTCGTCAATTTCTCTAAACCATTGTTGTTGAGCCCACAAGTGAAAGTCTTCGCTGACCAAATATTGAAAATATGCTTTTGCCGCATCCCACAAGTCGTCGTCATTAGGCTCAATACCTCGTAAACTGCCATCTAGAGAGCAGGCCAATGTTAATGGTTTGTTACGATCATTGGGCAGTCGCATAGGTTCTGTGTGACAGAAAATCAAAACTTTTGGTTGATTTTTAAGATAAAACGGTAACTGTTTTTTCACACTCCACCAACTGGCACCACCCCACCCGTAACCTCTAGCAGGATTGGTAGGTCCCGGATCTTTGTCCGTTAATAGATTTGATAGTCTATAAGGCCAATGATTTGGAACTTTTCTTTGACTACAAAAACTATCACCTAAAATAACTATATCATTCCACGTATACATTATTAATATTATACACTCTTATTCTAGTACTAGCAAGCCAGGGTTCAACCATCTTCCAAGTATCGGGAAATACTTCAGGATAGTTTTGTTCACGTATTTGATCACGTAGATATATTGCCTGCCAAAATGTCTGCCACTTCCAACTGAGATCATACGGACTGTTAAGATACCCCACAATTACTGATCGTTGTTCTTCCCAATCCTTTTGATCCGTTTTACTTGTCTGTGATTCTAATTTTCTTATCAACTGATTTCTTATATCTCTAGGAATGATTTGAACACTGTGATCTCCGTGTACAATGTTTAAATAAAAACTAATATTTTTTGATCTATAAAATTCATAGGTTTCAAACACATCGTTGATGTTAAACACACTTAGACTAAAACATACACCTAATTTCCAAGGTTGTTGTTTAAAAAGATCTAAATTTGACACATGTTCATTCCAATTGGCTGGGTGTCTAAGATATTCAAATTTTTGTTCTATGCCGTCTGTGCTGACCTGTATGTCTACACTTTTAAACTTGTTCAACAACTCTATATGCTGCGATGGGAATATAGTACCGTTGGTATTATAATGTAGACTGATATCTTGGCTACGTCCTTGTGACACTAACTGCTCTAATAACAACCAGTGGCTGTCTATATAAAATGGTTCACCACCACTAAAATCAATATGCTGTATAGTATCACTAAACTCATAGAGTTCTTGCCACTGACTGCTGACTTTGAATAACTTAGGCATCTTATCGCCTAATCGCTTGGCTTCTTCTGCTGCCCATTGGCTGGAGTTTTCTGGACCACATATCCTACAGCGTAGATTACACAGATTATCCATACTGACATCTAATACCGCAGGTAGACTATTAGGGGAGAAATTGTCTATGCCCCAACGGTCATTGTCTCTAATTCTCTTAGATTGTTTTCCGGCTTTTTCTTCGTTCCAACAACTGGAACATTCTGATACAGATTCGCCTTGATCTAAACGCTGAATAAAATGTTGTCTATCTTTGCTAGACCAAAATTCTGATATCTTAGCAGTTTCTAAAGTTTGACTTTTATTGTCAGTAATAAAAATCTTTCTGCTCATACAACATGGCTTAACTATACCATTTGGATGAACGCTGAGATTCATATAAGCATTTACACATCGGGTCATAAGATCTGTGGAGGTTTAATTCGAACGTTAAGGGACAACAGAGCAGCACCAATAGCACTGCTAGGATCTCCAGGATTAGATAGTGACCAAATATTTTCCCATTGGGTAGCAAGGTATCGATTATATTTGCTATTCATAGCACAGCCTCCCATATAAACTAGATTTTTACTATCTGTTAATTTTCGGGCATACAACATGACCATGTCTGCTTGTTCTTCAAACACTCGCTGGACAGCAGCGGCGATATCCCATCGATCTTGATCGCTGATTATCGGGTCTGGCCAATCTAATACTCCGCAGTGTAGATTATATCTCAATGATAATACACCATCGAAATATTCTCTTACTATATCTAAATATCGGCGATAATCACCTAGCTCGCTGTCTCTTTGTAATAGATGCTCTTCTGCTACAGGCTTATATCCAATTAATTGAGTAAACGCCGAATAAAACATTCCTAGACTGTTGGGATAAGATCTACTCCAAACTTTTTTAAGTTCTGTACCTCGACCTTGCCATATGGTAGCACTTTCCCATTCTCCCATAGCATCTAATACTACCACAGTGGCTTCTTCAAATGGAGAAGTTAGAAAACCTGCTGCCGCATGACTTTTGTGGTGGGGGAAGTATTTTACCTTAGCATAGCCTAGTTTATTTTCTTTCAGCCATTTATTTGGCAACACCGACATGTCCATGGCTGCTGAATACTGACCAGCATATAACTGTCGTGTTTTTTTCAGCCAAGGTCTTTCGTACCAAGCAATCACACTAGGTCCACGACCAGCGGACGAAGTCAACGCTCTATGTATGATCCCAGAGTCACTGTCTACACCTTTGACAGTTTCAAATCTTTTTAATTGATGGCCCTCAAATACCGCTATACTGATATCGTGATTTAGGGCGTTTATTCCCCAGGTAATCATTTGTATATAAACGGATCACGTTTGCGTAATTCTTTAATACGCTTACGATATCTCAACCAGTCTCTAAATCTTTTGTATAGCCTAAACATTTTCTTGTACCTTTTTATCAAATTTGTTCTTATATAAATTTATCCGAATAGCACCTTGTTGTGCTGTTGAGATGGCATCAACTATTACAAATAAATTTCCATATTTTCTTACAGCATCAGAACAATCTTTAACATCTGACTCCCAATTAGGAAACGCCACTGACCAATCCCATTTTAACGCATGTTCAATTAACTTACTGCCTGCCTTGTCTTGGTCAGGAATAACTATTACTTCCTTGCCCATTTTATTGATTAACCTAGCTTGATTTTCTGATATTTCGTTGTGTAGCAATGCTACTCCGTTTACAGCCATGGCATCAAACGGACCCTCTACTACAAACAAATATCTTTGATCTTGTTTTATAGAATCAAGGTTAAACACAAAATTGGGATGTTGATCTGAAAGATATTTAGGTTTACCGTCGCGAACTTTCCTAGCAGTCCAGCCTACAACTCTACCACCATAAGTAAACGGAATGATTACTCTATCTTTGATATCAATCGGAGTCCAATAGAACCTATCGTCTAACGGATCACAACCTCTGTCTACTAGATAACTAACTACTTCTGCTAGCTGAGTTTCTAGTTCTGAATCTAACTCTTGGTCAATCCATTCAGCTATGGGCAACGACCCCTCTGGCATATCTTTATTAACAAAGTCTATTAATTCTCTATCTTTGGTATTATCTTCAGCCCCGCCTTCGGTCTTTAGTGCTTCAAATACCATCAGATTAATATCATCGTCCGGAGCACCTAACCATATCATTAACTGACGTAGCTTTTGGCTAATCTGTCTACCAGGTTTCCAACTTGCGGTATACCCGCAATTAAAACAGTTAAAGACTAGGCCTTCAGAAAATTTAGCACCGCCACGTTGTCTTGTATCAACACCTTCGCCTCTGTGGTGGCAACAGGGAGAATCGAAACTTATCCAACCGCTAGGGGTCTGTTTCTTTTTATAAGGGAGATGTTTGCGAAAGATGTCTACGACCAGGGCCATAGACTTATTATACTATATTTGTGTAGTGCTGTCAACGTCAAAAGCACCATCGATTACATGTAATTGTCCCAAAGCATCATACTGGCTATCGCCATATAATGGAAAACGATTACCGTCGCCGTCTGTATAGAACATGCTAAACTGATAGTATCCTCTTTCCAAACCTTGTATGTCTGCTTCTGATAGTAATACGTACATTTTACCTTCGGTTGCAGTTTCTATAGTAACAGCTTTCTGTAACTGTATACCTTTGGTATCTACAGCTATAATATTGAATGTCACGCTGTCTAGCTCTGTGATATTCTTAGCTTTGTTGTCATTGTTACGGACTTGGAAGTCAAGACGATTATCCACGCCCTTGTAGATTTTCATTGTTCGCTGATACACTTTTCTAAACCTCTCTTTTGTCCAAGAGCCAAGATTAGTATATACGTCCATTCGGTTTGAATATAAATAACACGGATTGAGCTGCATATTCAGTGGCCCTATAATTAAGTATTTATCGATGAGAATAAGTCAAAACTTACAAGAAAATTTTCCGTTCATTAGCGTAATAACCTATGTGGACAAAGAATATGTGGGAATTATAATAAATCAAGATGCTGCTATCACTAGTATCTATGATTATAGCTCTTTGCGTACAGAAGCAGAAAAAACCAAATTTTTAGAGTTAGGTGAAATATGGTGGTGGGAATCAAATAGACAGATTCCTATTAGTATATTCTTAGCTAAAGAAATGCTGGTATTTAGATATATTATTAGGAACTTTAGTACCAAAGACGTTAAGGTAATGTTTGGTCCTGTAACTAGTCTTAATGATATAATGACTAAACGTGTAAAGAGAAAATCTATTACACTGATTAGAAAACCGCCAAAATAATCAACTATACTCGTAGCTGATACCTTCGCAAATTAAATTCATCTGTACCACAATAGCTGCCGCATAGGCTGTAGCATGACTTTTTTTAAAATAATACTCGTCGTTATCTGGTTTCGTCCATACTTCCGTCATCACCGTAGTCCAATCTTTCCCAATCAGATAACGTTTCGCCGGGCGAATCATTGCTAGCACTGCTGCCAATTCTTCTATAGACTTTGGCTTGCTTTGTCTCAGAATAGACCCATGCCCATTCACATGGAACAGGAGTTGGGTAAAGTCGTCTTGCTCGAGTAGGTCCCATAGTGGTTCAGTCTCCATTAATTGTTTGAGATGCTCTTCATCTCGTACATTTTTGTAAACTCCAACATTCAAAAAATCTATCTTAAAATAATCTTTTTCTTCTGCGGTATTATGATCCACAGAGCAAATATTTTGTACTGCGTCTACAGGCACAGAATGTAGATACACTCCTGTATTATGGGGAACTAACGACCCCCTTTCCACTCTACTAGCTTTGATGTGTTTGATTACACCTAAGGCTTTATTGCGGTCTTCAAAGTCAATATCTATATCTGGCATTATTGTAATCTCGTGCTTTCAAATAATAATAATGGTAACGTTGATGCTAAAAATTCTGCGTACTCTTGTGTATCTTCGTCGTCATTAAAACCGGAAAATACTACCATGACTTTGTTGCTTTCTTCATCGATACGAACTTCAATATCGATATCGTCTCGAGAAAGGTACTCTTCGTTCTCGGCTAATTCTTCTGTGATTTCTTCTTTTTTCATTATGGTATCTTAGCCTCTTTAATAATTTCTTTTACTAGCTCAAGATCACCGGGCGTTCCTTTAAATCTTCGATTCCAGTGATCCGGATCTAATACTGTTGATATAATTTCGATCTGCTCGGTATTTAACTTCGTTAACATTTTTCGCCCGCTATTACAGTTAAGAACAATCCAAGGACTAATTAATCCATCTCTAATATGCTGCGTTATTCTGTTAAGGTTGGCATATAAAAAATAATGTTCCCATTCTGCGTTATTCTCTTCTCCCCAAACTAGCATTGTATTCATAGTTCTTTGTATGGCACCATCTGCTGGTTCAGCTTTTACTAACTCAACAAGGTATTGATCATACAGTTCGTCTCTACACCAGTGGTCTAATTTTACTCCGCTTTTTATTATTCATTCTATATATTGTTCTGGGTATATAGGATTAGCGTTAGATAAAAAACTACCAAATTTGATAAAGGCATTGTAGTAAGGACTATCAACAAAGTCTTCAAACGTTTTTTGTTTAGTGACTCGTTGTGCTATTTGATAAAATTTTTGATAAGCAATTAACGCAGCCTGTACATGTTTTTCGCCCCTACTAAGGTGTCTACGCTTCTTTTCGCAGACATGAACAGCCAGTGTTTTTTCTTTGGTAAATTCTTTACCGCAGTAGCCGCACTTATAACTTGAGGTCATTTATCTGCTTGTCCGTGTAGCCATGGTCTCTGGCTAATTGTTTTAGTTGTTTAACGTCTGTCATGCTCGCCAAGATTTGTATGTCATCAATCTTAGCATTAGGATAAATCGTTTGTAAAAACTGACTTTTCTTTCCACCGTCATCTTTTTTCCTTTTTAACGCCATCCATTCGTGAAAGTGTATCTTTTTAGAATCGTGACTACAAGCACACATTAATTGCCACATCAACTTAGGATGTTTTGATACTAGATAAAAATTTTTGTTTACAAATTCATTTACTAAGATCAAATAATGTTCTGCTAGATCTTGATTACTTGTTTTTACATTACTAACATATCTATTCAGTAAAAAGAATCCTACTGATTTTTTTTCTTCATCAGAAAACTCTTCCCAAGATTCTTTTGATCCTAGATCAATTGCTGCCAGTACAGTTTTGAGTTCTAATTTATCTGCCATCTTCTTTGCTCAAGTGATATAGTATTTTAACACGTTCGATGGCTTCTTGTAAAGTAGGATTTGTCTTTGCTGCTCTTCGAATCTCGCCCCAAAGTTTGTCTTCCATTAGGTGATCAAATAATGGTCTGCCATCGCTTGTACGGGGATCAAAATTTGGATTATTTTTATCAAAAGCCCAACCATGGACTTGCCTAGTACTAGGATCGGCACCAAACTCTCGAGCATATACCGTATTACCATCTCTTTCGTATATGTAAGTTGCTCCTGGTTTAAGACTACCCATTTATATCTCCTTTTATTTGCTTGATAAGAAATTCATGCTTATCAAGCCATCTATTTTCAAACACAGGTTCGCCTGGACCAGTCCACATAGCTGTAACTCGATATGCTTGTTTTAACCATAGTGATCGATTACTATAATAACATTTTCTAGGCCAAAAAGAAAACAATAATCGTTTTCCTATACAGTGATTCCAAAATGATACTTCTGTCCAATGCTCGTCCATAAAAGGTATTGGCATTAAAATAATTTGTCTAACTGTAGAACTTCGCTTTGTCTAGATATTTCTTTGACAAAAAATACACATGGCGGAGCTTCTCCATCTCTAACTGGTACTGTTAGCAGTTGATTGTTTTTCATTTTAGGAAAATACCATTTAACATCTTGATAGATGTTGATTATCTCTATAGGTAGATACTCTGGCCTAAACCCGCTTATTGGATTTAAACTAAATGCTTCAAAGCCACGTTCATTAATACTAGTCAACGGAAGCACTTCGGGATCAAGACCACACTCTTTGTCTCCAACTACCATACTCCAGTCTAATGGCATCTGTACTTCGTGACCGCCTATTTTCATAACTATAGCAGGTGAGTTAAATGATTCTAAGAATATTAAAGGAACAAAATAAAAATCTGGATCGCTGGTATTAGAATTATCTAATACACTAAATCTTGTATCCTCTTCTACATCCTCCGGTAATTCATTTAAGTCAAATGCTGTGTTGTTTAATGTTAAAATTCTCATATTGTTACCTTATTAATATTGAAAGGATAGTGAGCATCCTTATAAAACTTTTTACGTTCTGTCAAATGCCGTTTGGCATATTTCGTACCACCTGTTACGTCCCAGATTTGTACGAAGTCTTTGTCTTCCGCTTTTCTAATACCTCGCCCAATGCTTTGTATAACTCGGACAAAGCTCTTTCCGGGTTCCACAAGAACCAAATTAAAAATCCTAGGGATATTAATACCCACAGCGGCCACACCGTAAGTCGCCACAATAATCTTGTCATCACTTGTTTTAATTTCGTCATAACTTTCTTTCCTATCTTTGGTCTTAACTGATCCGCTAATAAAGTCTATATCACCTAATCTTTCTTGTAGCATCTTACCTGTTTCAATGCGATCAATTAAGACCAATGTGTTACCCGAAGCTGAAATACTCTTGATACGTTCTGCCATCCAATCTATTCTTGTAGCATCTGTGACTAGATATTTTAGTTCTTCAGCATAACTTCTAAATTCTTTAATTTCAACAGTCTGTAATACTTCAACATGGCATTGTGCTAACACACCTTTGTCTTGTAGCTCATGAGCAGAAATTTTATTAATAACTGGTCCAATACTAGCAAGTATACTTTGGAATTCAAATTTTTCTTTAGGTATAGTTCCAGTTAGACCCCATCTTACTGGACAACGGGCTAAATCTCTAGTTAATATATTTTTTAGTACTTCGGCCTTTGCTTGATGTACTTCGTCAACAATGAATGCTACTACGCCGTCAAGAAAATCAGCTAGGGTCATAGCTTCTGGATCGTCTTTGCTTTTCTTATCCAATACGTTAAGACTTTGCCAGGTACAGATAGTGTGTGTTTTTCCTAATTCTTTTCTATCACCGTAATAAACCCCAACATCTAATCCAACGTTAATAAAATCTTCTTCTGTTTGTTCTACTAGTGATTTATTAGGCACAACAATTACACTCCTACCGTATTTTTCACAGCAGTGACTCAACGTAGCTGTGGTAATTGTTTTACCAGCACCTGTAGCAATTTCTTGTAGGCACTGAGGGTTTTCTAAGAATTTGTTGATAGCATCGTATTGGTAATCTCTTAACAGTATAGGCTTGCCTGCCTGAGGATGCCCTACTGGCCAAGTCTTGCCTTGGTCTGCCCAATATGTTTCTGTGACCTTTTTAAATTCTAATTGTACTGAATGTCTTAGATCTTCAACTTCGATATCATATCCGTCATTAGTAACGATGTCTAATATCTCCGGCAAATGGCACATATAGCCAGTTCCACCAATGCTAAAGAATGCCACTGTGCCGTCCCATCTACCTAATCTATAAGACGGTTGGTATCTAGCCCATGGAACATCAATTTTAAATTTGTTAGCAAGTTTACGTCGAGTTTCTAGTGAAAGCCCTTCAAATTTTACATTTACTTCGTCACGAATAATTAGTTTACAACTCGACAATTTTATTTTCCTTGTTCATAGAAGGTTTAACATTGCCAACATAAAAGACAGTATGGTGGTGTTTGATAAAGGTGGACGTCTGTTTACTAGTCGCAGGATAGAGACTATTACTTATCAGTATTTTTGGTGAAAAATTAGGTGAGAACATCCATTTCGGCGGCTTGTGTTGGCAAATGAAAATCTTTCCTGTAGAGATTGGACCACCAAGACTATTATTTTTTATCCATTGATTAAATTTCTTGCCACCTTCGTCTTCATTACTAAATCTAAAACATACACGTATGGATTTTTCATCAAAATCTGCCTCTTTAAAAGCAGAGATAAAGGTGTTAACATCTTCAATAAGATTACTGGCACGATCTAAAAACAGTACCATGGGATAGGTGTCTAACGTCCTAATAAAAGAAAAACATTCACTTAAATTTCGAATCCAGAAATTTGTTTCAGTGGTGGAAAAAAATCTGTCAATACGGCTATTTTTATTAAAATTGCCTAATTTATACCCCATGCTACGTGCCAGGAATAAATCTTGTACTGTGTTATTTTTTCGATTAGATTCAAAATAATTTTCAGCAGTTTCCGTATAATTGATCAGTTCAACCGTATTGTCAACTACTCGAGCCTCTGGCGAAAAATCTTCTTCGTGGCTCCAAATTTCCTCAACTTCTGCTACCAAATTTAAAAAATCTTCAGTCATTTCAAAACTGTTATTTTTTACAAATTCGTGTAGTTGGATGAGGTTAACATCATGTAACTTGATTTTTTGTACACGTAATTCGTCATCCCAGACTGCTGGTATTTTTCCGTTCTTATTGGTAAGTTCTTTGACAAATGCTTCTTTCATAGTGAACGGAAACTTCAAGTGCACGTAAGTGATTCCAGTATCTTCTTTGACTACAGAAACACTTTTGGTATCGTCTAGAATCCTAAAAGGCTTTTTCCAAGTAGGTTGAGCTAGTGCCGCAGAAATATCATTACCGGTAAGAGCTTTATAAGAACTTTCGTATTTGTGTAACAATCGTACAAGATAATCTCCCTGTTTTTTGGTTAACTGCTTACCACTAGTAATAGTAGTGTAGAAGCTACTCACAGGAGACCAATCAAGTTGAGGGGAAACAATATCCCCTTCTAGGATTTTTTCAGCCACTGCTAAGAAAATGTCTTCGATATAGGTGTTATATGACATTTTATAATAATAACAGGTTCATGATAAAAAATCAAGTCTTTTGTTACCAATAAATATGTTCGGAGGCTAATATGAGTAGAAAGTTTGCTGTAGTTACTACATTCCATGAAGCAGGATATCGAACATACGGTCGCAGGATGATCGAAACGTACATGAAAAATTGGCCGTCTGAGGTTAAATTACACCTATATCCAGAAAAGGTTAACCCTGTAGTTCCAGATCATTCTAGAATTACATTAACTGACCTAGATACCGGAGTTCCTGACCTAAAAGCATTTAAAGATCAGTGGAGAGGAGTACCTCATGCCAATGGGGACATTTCGGGCATACCAAGATTGTCCCATAGAAAAGACAGCCATAAGCCTTTTAAATGGGACGCTGTGAGATTTGCTCACAAAGTCTATTCAATTTTTCACTGTGCTGCTAATTGTAATGCCGACGTACTAATATGGATGGACGCAGACATGGTTTGTCATAGCCCTATAACCATAGATAAAATTAATAATCTTATTCCCCTCGACCTAGATCTATGTTATCTTGGTAGAGATAACAAATTTTCTGAGTGTGGACTGTATTCGTTAAATCTGCGATCAGAGATGACCAAAAATTTCCTCAGAGAATTTCAACGCATGTACGACAATGCCGAGGGTGGAATATTTCTTCTAGACGAATGGCACGACAGTTATGTTTTTGACGAAGTGCGTAAGAGATTTCCTTACCTAAAACAGTTAAATTGGAGTAAGGGTCTAATCAAAGGGGAAGGTCACCCCTTAATTAACTGTGAATGGGGTGCTTACCTTGATCATCTCAAAGGTGAACGCAAAGACACAGGTAAAAGTCTAAAAAAAGATCTCCGTGTCTTAAGGAAAGAGTCGTACTGGCAATGAAAAGTTTTGTAATTTTTCAAAATCAGATAGAAATGAGCGTAAAATTTGCTCAGGAGGCAGTTTCAGCCGCGGCAAAACATGGCATAGATCTTAGAGGATGGGTCGGTAGCGACGGACTTAAAGACCAACACAAGTTTGAACAGTACGGTATCAAAAATTTTCTCCAAGACAAGATAGAAAAACTTCCAGGGGTCAAAGGTTGCTTTCTTAGCCACTACGAATTATGGAAAAAATGCCTAGATCAAGGTGAAACTTTTTTAATCTGCGAACATGATGGAATTTTTATTAGAAATTTACCAGATGACATTGAAAACAATTTTACAGATGTTTTAAATTTAGATCCCTACGATCAGTTTGTTGAAGGCTACGACGAAAAAGTGAAAAAAAGTTTGAATATACCAATAAAATATCATGAAGTTGAGCCCAGCGACTATGATATGGCCGGGGGTTATCTTAAAGGTGCCTATGGTTACCTTATAAAACCGCAAGGTGCTGAAAAATTAATAAAATTTGCTCAAGAACAAGGAGCACTACCTACAGACAAACACATAGGCACAGCAGTAGTTGATATAAAAGTCACTAATGTACCAATAGTTAGGCTACACGAGTTTTTTGATATGAAAAATCTTAGAAAATTTAGCCTTACAAAAAATTTAGAGAAATTTTCCAAATGATAGTTGATGTTTTTCCATTTTTTAATGAATTTGAAATATTAAATATCCGATTAAAAATTTTAAATCAGCATGTAGATAAATTTGTTATCGTAGAGCACGATATCGATTTTAACAACCAACCCAAACCCTTTAGATTAGAGTCTAAAATTGATCATCTAAAGTCAATATACGGAAATAAAATTGATTACATGAAAATACATTCGGATCCAATGCTTGATCATAAATGGGCTCAAGAAATACATCAAAAAAATAATATGTCTTGTGCTTTAGATTTATATCCTGACGCATATTTTTTATTTGGGGACTTAGACGAAGTTCCAAATCCTGATTATTTTCAAGAAGCTATCGAGTTATATCATAAAAGTGGTCCTTGTCTGTTTTCATTACGCTGGTGTATCAGTCGATGGGATATAGTACTAGAAAGAAGATGGCCAGGACCAGTATTTGGAAAAAAGTCTGATGTGTTATCAGCAGGTGGCGGTCGTAAATTTATGTGTCCCGGCGGAAGTAAAAGCATGCACTGGAAAAAACCCACTTATCCTGAAATTTACCCCAGCGGATGGCATTGGAGCTTCTTTGGTGATTCAACAAAGATTGCCGAAAAGCTCGATGCTGTATTAGAAGGAAGTAAAATAAGGAAAAAAATTAAAGGTGTCAACGAACATAAAATTCTAGGAGCAGGCGAATTGTCTAATTTTTTAAAAAAATACTGCGGAGAAATATTAGAGTCCCCTCCCAATAATCTTTATCCAGATAATGTAAAAAATATTTTGTTACAATACAAAGAGTGGTGGAGATAATACATGTATCAAATAATAACTGGAATGTCTAAAAAATATTATGATCACATTGGCCAAGATATGATTAAATCATGGTTAGAATATTGGCCAACTAATTTAATCTTAACTGTATACTCTGAAGATGATTTAAGAATAGACCATCCCCGAATACAAATTGTAAGTTTATCTACAATGGATCAAACGTATCACGATTTTCAAAACCATACGTCAAAAAAGTTCAATGAACGATCAAAGACGTTCGCAAAAAAAGCCTGGCCAATAATGGAAAATTTAAAAAATGACCAGGGAAAATTAATATGGTTAGATGCTGATGTAATAACCGAAAGCGAAATAACGCTTTCGTGGTTAGATAGTTTATTAGCAAAAAACGAGTTTAGTTGCCATCTTGGAGTTCCCCAAAATGAATATTATTCCGTAGAAACAGGTTTCTTTATTATTAATTTAGAGAATAAATTTAAAAATATGTTTTTAGAAAAATATAAAACCATCTATTATACTAGAGATTTTTCAAATATGAAAAAACCTTTTGATGGCGATGTATTTGGAAGAATTATTACAGAAATGAGACCTATTGATAATTTTAAGTTTAACGATCTAAGCCCGTCATTGGATAGCTTTAGTCCGTTTAATAGAATATTCAAAGGCAAAATGAAACATTATAAAGCAAAGAAAAAAATAACATTCGTGTCAGCTGTTTAGATAAATTTTTTGATGTGACGCCATGCTTGACCTGTTAGTACATCTTCATTATTCCAATGACTCATTGATATTCTTTCTATCCAATCTTGGCGATCTGGCATTTGCGGGTTTTCAAGCAATGATAAGGAATGATTGCTAACCTCATATGCTTGACTTATACGAGGATTAAGATCTGTTACAAACACAGGTACACCTTCTATCGCAGCAGCGACTCCGGGAGAACTGTTATAAGTTATTACTGCGTGAGCATTTACAAAATCTTGTGTGATCAATTTATTAAAACTCACAGTATAAAGACTTGAGTTGTTATTAGAAACTACACTTTCTCTTGATCCCTTAGCACCTGGATGTGATCGCACAACAATAGGACGATCGGAATATTTTCTAATTTCGGCAATAGTTTGATTCAACCACTGATTAACTTCTAGTCCTTTCATAGACCATCCGCCGGGACGTTGTGTACAAATGAGAATATGATTTCCTTTTGTACGCCAGTCTTTCAATGATATACCTTGATCTCGACTTATTTGCTGCCATCTACTAGGATCGGGATTATTCCAAAAATAATTAGCCGTGGTTGGGAAAACTCCGTCAAAACTATACCTTAGATACCTATCTTTATTTTCAGGATCTGCGTAATTGAATAAGTTACTGTCTACAACCAGTGTGCGTTTTTTATAAATTCGTTGATTTTCAATCACACGTTTTCTAACTAATAAGTGAGGTGAATTATCACTGCCTTCATGAACCCACCCTTGGATAAATGCCACATCGGCCTGTACGATATTATTTCCTGTTTGTAAAAATCCGTCGTCACCGGCAGCTCTTACACCTTGTATAAATCTTGAAAGGATTTCTCTCTTGTGTTGATTTTTAACGCCAGGGGGAACGCCAGAGATATATCCAACTACTGTAGTCATAGCTGTTGTACTATTTTCCAAAACTCTTCAGTTGCTGATACACATTCATCTAAAGCAGACGGATGAGCTTCTGCTTTTTCGATAGCCTCAGAAATTTTTTCATTCTTTAATAGAACATAAGGTTTATGTTTTAAATGTTGAAATTTAGAACTCCACGTATCAGTTAAAATTACTTTTTTCCCCAACAGTGTTCCCCAATAAACTCCATGGTAACTGTTAGTTACTATAATATTTGAAGAACCTAATATTTCAATTGTCTGTTCAATGTTACTGCCTGAATTTATAAATCTAGGCATTGCTATATCGCCAAACTCTCTTGTTAATTGTTTTTTATGTTCAAACCAAATAATTTCGTTTTTAATTTCATATTTTTTTCTCAGAGCAGGATGCATACAACTAGCACAAGGTGCCCAAGAATAGTTCTGTCCGTAATCTCTAATACCAACAAGATCAAAATTGTTTAGATATTCTGGATACTCTATTGTTGATGCTTTTTTTGTAGGATCGCCATTATGTCCTGCTCCCCACACTATTTTTTTAGATGTATTTGGATCTAAACTATTAATTGTTTCGGACAAGAGATTTGAGAATTTTTCAGTAAATGTTTTATGAACGTTAGCATTTCTAATATCATTTAAAAACCATGATTTTTTTCTAAATTCTGATAAATGAGCATAATCTCCACCACCAATGATTGATAAAAATCTATCAAAATTATCATTAGAAATTAAACCACCACCACCCACTATAATTTTTGTATCAGGCGAAATTTTTACATCAGCTGGCCATTCGGATATATCTATACTATGATATTGATCTTTTTTTAAAAAATATTGAAGGGGATCTGCGGCCATATCGCCAACATTATTTTTGTCTTTTCTATGTATTACTAGGTATTTTATATTACTCATTTAATATTTTCCAAACTGAACCGTTTTTCATTTCCGTGAAACTAAATTGTCCATAGGCCAAATGGCATCCCCACGCAAATAATTTATCGCTGTCTGGGTAGTAGGGGTTATCTATTTGACTGAGGTCCTGAGACCCAACTGGACTAGCAGCATTGGCCGGTGCTAGTGTAAATGCTGGTATACCGTGAAATATACTTTCAACGGCTGCTACGCTATTGTATGTAACTAGAGCAAAAACATCATTGTCTAATGCTTGTTGTAGTGTATCTGTTGTTATTCTATCAGTACGCAACTTAGCACGTTCTCTAACAACCACAGGGCGATCAGTGTATTGTTGTATAGTTTCTACAGTTTCTTTTACCCACTGGTCTTTAATTATGCCGTAAAATTTACAAGGTTTTTCATCCGGTGCTGCCACCAATATCTTTCGACCGTCTTTTTTCCAAGGTTGAAATTTTTTATTAAATTTTTCAAATCTATCTGCTGGTCTCGAAACTATCTCCCCGTGCTGTAAGTTATTTTTAACAATGCGGTGCCATAATTTCCAACCATTAGGATTAGCACGAGTTTTTTCATTTCCAAAATAGCCTGTGTCAACATAATAAAAGTCTCGCTGATCTCTCCAACAATTTTTCATTATTTTATCTTTGAGGATGCCACGCAGTACAATAGGTTCATTGCTACTTTTATAATCAAAATTGTCAGTGTTTACTAGAGTTCCGTTAGAACCTCGACAAAATTGATTGATATATTCGTCGTGGCCGTTTTTACTTAAGAATATCATGTTGTTGGCAATGCTCTGTTAATACACGCTCTCTATGCCATTCATTGGCAAAACTTCCCTGTGTGGCAAATTCATGAAAGCAAGGTGTGCCTAGAGTGTAATGTACCAGTTTAGCGTTGGGATTATAATCATATTCAACATCTAACCAGTTCCATTCCTTAGGCAGTTCACCTATACGATCTTCCTCTAGCCACGAGAAGCGGTGGAGCTCGGCACCTGTAGATTGTTGGATGAACTCGGGAGTAAGTCTCCGGTTAGGAAAGCTATTACAATTCCACAGAATAACACTAGACCAATTTTTTCGAGGATAGTCTTCATTTTTTGCTCCTAAATATTTTATAGGCATTTTTGTTTTATAGTCATGCTTAACTACTTGTACATCTTTGCCGACTTCACGTAAGTCCCAAAGCTCTGCGATATCGCCACGCACAATCATGTCGCCGTCTATGAATATAGCATGACCAGTGTAGCTCATAAGATAGGGAACAAGAAATCTAGTATAGATAAAATGATTACTACCGTCAGTATGTGTTTCGGTATAATCTTTAAAAAGACTAAGTGCTACTGGAATAATGCTAACAGGGCGGCTGGAATTTCTTATTATGCTGTTTACACAGGTATGGTACGCTATGGCTTCTCTAGGATCGTATCCAATAAAAATAGGAATGATATCTTTCATACACTAACCTTTGATAAAATATATCTATTATACCTAAAATTTTCTACAGAATTAAAATGAGCAGTGAGTAATTTTGATATACTATCTTCAGTAAATGCTCGTTTCCATTCTAATTTTTTTTTAACAGGAAGTGTTAATATTAAAAACATATTGGCAAAGTTTTTTATTTTATTAAGCACAATATCTGGATTATCTACATATTCAAGAACACCAAGTAATAATCCCACATCGTAGTTTTTAATTTTTATGTCGTCAATATCTAAATTTAAATTCATCATTGCGTTTGGAATTTTATCTATTCCGAGATATTCTTTAGGTTTATAAAAATTTAAAATTTCTTGATTGCCACAGCCAAAGTCTACAACAGTACAGTCTATTGGTATGTGTGTCACAACAAAATTAAATCGTTCGCTCCAAGGATTCTTTGAATTCATTTTCGTTCTATGTCTTCTTCAATACATTGTTTGCCATATTGTATTTCTATAACCTTTAACGGGTTATCTGTAGGATTGTGTAATTGGTGCCATTCATTAGGATTAATAATTTCAGTTTTATAAGGCTTAATTGTGCTTCCACCAAATTCCCAATTGTTGCCGGCAACTCCTTCGGCAATAAACCATAATTCAGATCTATGTTTGTGGCGTTGCATACTTAAAGTTTTACCTGGATCTACAGTAAGTTCTTTAACTTTTACATTGTCACCTATAGTATGAAGTACTCTATAATAACCCCAAGGTCTTTCAGTCTTTGGTGCTTTCCATTCTTGTAAAATCCATCTACTAGAGTTTTGCTTGTCAAACCCGCCTACACCAAACGTAAATGTAAGATTGTCATCTTTAACGTCCATTTCTGGAATGTTAGCGTGTGTTCGATCGCCGCCGTTGGCAAATATTAAACTGGCGTCAGGATAATGTGCTCGAACCTGTTGTATAAAATGTCTAGCAGAACCATCAGCATCATCAAATGTGTAAACTTCATCTACCATTGATAGATTGTTTATTATACATAGGCGTTCGTTCCAAGGCATAAAGGCACGCCCTTTTTTACGTTCTAGCCATTCATCGGAATTTAATCCAACGATTAACATGTCGCCAAGTGTTTTGGCTTGTTTGAAATAGGCAATATGCCCAGAGTGGATGGGGTCAAAGCCGCCTGTAACAAGTACTATTTTCATGTTTCTATTTATTTGAATAATATGCCCACTAAATAAACTGTGGTTTAAAGAGGAAACAAAATGATTGCTGGAAAAGTATGGGGGCAAACAGAGCTCCTTGAAGCCAACGGTGTGCTAGAGTTCCACCGCATTGAAGCCCGGAAAGGCGGCGTCTGTTCGAAGCACAAACATCAATTTAAATGGAACGGGTTTTTTGTTGAATCTGGAAAACTTATTATTCGTGTTTGGAAAAACAACTACGAGTTGATTGATGAAACTATTCTAACAGCTGGACAATATACCAAGGTTGCCCCCGGAGAATATCATCAATTTGAAGCACTAGAAGATACAGTTGCTTTTGAATTGTACTGGGCAGAGTTTGATCATGAAGATATAGAAAGAGATTCAGTAGGATTTAAAAAATGAAAATTGGAATTTTTGGATTAGGGTACGTAGGATCGGCAGTAGCACATACACACAGATATCAGAATATTATCGCAAGAGATCCTAAATTAGGAGATCAATCAGCAACAATCAGCGATATTAAAACTTGTGATGCTGTATATATTTGTGTGCCAACACCGATGATGGAGGATGGACATTGCGATGATTCGTATGTTAAATCTGTTCTTAGGGAGTTAGCAGGATATGAAGGTGTTATAATTTGTAAAAGCACAGTTCCGCCAGGCGTGTATTTGAGATTACAAGATCAATATCCTAACCTAGTTCATGCTCCTGAATTCCTCACAGCTGCAAACGCAACAGAGGATTATGAAACATCTATCTGGGTATTAATAGGCGGAAATTCTAAATTTTGTGAAAAAGCAAAACATATAATTTCGTCAAGCACTGTTCAAGCTAAACACTATCACTTCACTGACATAGCATCTGCTAGTCTTTTCAAATATATGGCAAATTCATTTATGGCCACTAAGGTGACATTTATGAATGATCTATTTCACTTAGCAAAAGCTGTAGGAGTAGAGTGGAATGAACTAAAAGAAATAGCTAAAAATGATCCTAGATTAGGAACCAGCCATTGGGATGTTCCAGGTCCTGATGGACAGTTTGGGTATGGCGGTGCTTGTTTTCCTAAAGACGTTGCTGCTATTGTTGAACATGGTCTTGATATAGGTACACCGCAAAAATTATTAGAATCTGTTAAAGAAATTAACAAATTACATAGAAACTTATAATTTTTGTCCTACAAAAACGTGATCGTTCCATTTAGTTGAATCTTTTTCTGTAGATTCTCTATCTACCCAATTAGCAATAATTTTTAATTCGCATTCTTCTGCGATTGCCTTAAACGCATCGTCCATAAATCTCCAACAATCTCTTACGTCATGTCTTGGACCGGCACTAGGAGCAATAATTATAATAAATCCATTAAATTTTACTACTCGTTTTATTTCAGTTACAAGACGAAATGGATTTTTTACATGCTCTAATGTTTGCCCGCTTACAATAATATCATAATAATTGTCTTCTGAAGGTATGGTATATTCAGATGGCATAATATGAGTTACATCTTCGCCTGCTACAATATCTGCTATATGATATTCATTAGAGTGATCTATTAACAAGGATTTATAAGATCTATCTCCTTTTAATCCTCTTCCGCCAATGTCTAACACAGATAAATTTTTTTTAAGTTCTATTAAAGATAGAGCTTTTTTCATATTTTGAATAGATGAACTATGCATATTTTTTTATAAAATCTGTATAACTAATCAACGGCAAGTTAAACACATTATCCTTATAAAACTTCCAAGAATTTTCTATGTTAAGTTTCTTAGGCTCCTGTGGCTGTTTGAATACTACTCCGCAGCCTTCGTCTATTAACACCAATTGAAAAGTTACTTCTGTTCTAGCTGATAAATTAAAGGCTAGTTTCCAAACATCACCTAACCATGTTTTTGGAAGAGGTGTTGGGATAGGAACTACCGATTCTTCTTCTTTTCTAGGTAGCATATCGTGTATTATAATAACCCCGTTAGGGTTTAAAAATTTTAAAGAATTATCAACGTCTTTTAACACCTGTTCATAATAATGTAATCCGTCAACAAAAATTACATCAAACAATTCAGTATTCTGAGAAAAAAATTCATCGCTGGTCATTCTACGGTTGCCGCCTCTAAAAGGATCAACACCTATTTTATAATCGCAAATCACGTTATTAAAAATTTTATCTCTATCGCAACCAATTTCTAAATATTTGTTGGCATTAGTTTTTTTAATCATTAGATTGATTAGCTCTAATCTTGATTCTTGTGTAAATGGAATATTAATCATAGATTTTCTTTAACATAATCCTCTAATGTTTTAGAAGGTTGCCAGTCAAACACAGTTTTAAGTTTTGTATTGTCTGCTAACGTAATATATGCTTCGCCCATTCGAGGAGCAATCATTTTTGTATTGTTAGATATCATTTCCGCTAATTCTAAAACAGAATGATTAGTACCAGTACCAACATTAAAAACTTCTCCGTAATGATTATGATCCTCTTTGCTCATGGCTAAGATATTTGCTTCAACAACATCATCTACGTGAGTAAAATCTCTACGTTGTGTGCCGTCGGGAACAATAGTTAATGCTTCATTGGCTTTAAACTGTCTAAGAAATAACCCAACTACAGGAGCATATGGACCTCTTAGGGGTTCTCTTTCGCCGTAGACATTGAAGTATCTAAAAATTACTGTTTTAAGTCCGAATAATCGAGTGTACATAGTACAGAGCTTTTCACCAGAAACCTTAGATACTGAATATGGATTAAGGCAGTCGTCTGGCATGTCTTCTCGCAATGGAGGTTCATTTTTTAAACCGTAGCCCGATGATGTAGAACTATACATTACTTTATTAACACCTGCTTCTCTAGCACATTGTAGCACAGTGCCTGTTCCTAGTGTATTTGTTTTAATAGCACCTAGGGGATTTAAAATAGTAGGTTGAATCCTTGATTCGGCCGCACAGTGAAATACATAATCAACACCATCATATAACTTTCTAGTGTTTTCGTAATCTACAATATCAAGTTTATGATAAGTTGCTTTATCATTATAATAGAAGTTGTCATGTACTTGCGATGTTTCGTTATCTATTACAACAACATCATGTCCTAAATTTATTAACTTATCTACAATATGAGAACCAATAAACCCTGCTCCGCCCGTCACTAATGATTTCATTCAAAAATCCTTTAAAATTAACTGAGTATTTATCTAGTGATAAGTATAGTTTTAAAGTTTAAACTTATGAAGAAAATTATATTTCAAATTAACGTTCCTAATCACATTCAAACTAACAAAGTCACAGCATATACTTTTATGTCAGATATGTATGATATCAGCGAAAGAAATGCTAGAAGGTATGCCGAACGCTGCGGAGCTGAGTATTATAAATTAACCAATGCTAATGATTTTAAACCTGCTGCTGGCAAACACCTTGATTACCAAAAATTAAAAGCCTATGATTTTGTAGGCTACGATTCTGTAATTTATTTTGATTCGGATTATATTATTAAAGACAATGCTCCTGATTTATTCCAGCTATGCGGAAATAAATTTTCAGCAGTTATGGATCCTGGTAAATCAGTTCCTGAGCTAGCCGCTAATTTAGGAATACCCAGAGAAAGATATTTTAACGCAGGATTTATGTATCTAACTAAAGAAGTATTAGATAAGACTAGAAAATTCCTACCTGAGTATTTAGAAAAAGAATACGAATTTCAAGGGCAGGGAATTTTAAATAGATTATTCTATGACAAAGGAATAGATTTTTACAGATTAGATTCTTACGAATGGAATCCTGTAAAGAAAACATTTGGTCGTTATGCCGACCATTACTCTGGTTTTAAGAAAAAGAAATGGGGTGAAGTAACTTATTAAAGTGTAGCGTCTTCCATGCCTGCTACACGTAATTTAACTATATTAGTTAATTGCCATTGTTTCTGATCCAACGACTTAATAATACCTAGCCATTTGTTGCGTAATAGAGCAAACTCGTTGATAATTTTTTCAAAGTCTACAACATCAGCTTCGCCATCTACAAACTTTTCGCAATCTCTAGAACTTAGACTACGCTGATAGTTTTCAAGATACTTACGGAAGTGCTGACTTTTAAGCCTTCTTAATTCAATATTAAGGTATTCAAGAATCGCTTCAATCTCTTGAAGTTGATTAAAGCGATTCTCAACTATACCTGGCATATTAGCTGATACCTTTTCAATGTTACCAAAAATTTTACATTCAAGTTTTGCAGCCTGTAGCTCATTTTCGTAGTACTGAGCTGCGTCAGGAATATAAGAAATATCTTTACTAACTTTGTCGTACCAACTCACTCATCGTCCTCGTTACTTTCATATTCCTCGTACTCTGCTTCATCTTCAGAATCTAAAGAATATTCAATGGCTTCATCTAGATGGGGATCAATACCTAACATACTGCTCAGTACTGATTCCTTGATGCCGTAGTCCAGAAGGACATTTACAAAATCAAATGCTACATCCTTTTTCTGTTTCTCTGGGATGTGTTCGCTCATCACGTGCCAAAGGTCGGCAATCATATCTTCTTTCATTCTACAGTCTCCGGTTGGGGTTCAACATTAGTAGTTATCTCAGATTCTAATTTTACGGCACCTTTAGAAACTTCGTCCATAATCTTGTCTAAACACCCGCCTTCATTTCTTTCCCATTCTTTACGATAGAATTTAAGAATCTCGCCATCTGTTGTTACATAACTTAACCTATTGCCGTCTTTTTTCAACAAAGACTTTCCTTCAAACAAGTCGACTAGTCCACTATATGGATTCATACCTGTTTCGTAAGGAATCTTAACTTGTACTGATTCGAACGGTTTAGCGTAACGTGTTTTCATAATCTTACAGGCAGCACGAATACCTTTGACTTCTGAAATTTTGTTGCCATCCTCATCCTCTTTGAGTTTGAGTTTTTTCATAGCAACAACAATACTTGATGCGTAGATAAAGCCCTGACCACCGCTGATCTTGTCGTCTGGATCAAACATATCTTGGCTTGCGTATGTGTGATTAGTAGCAACTAATCCCACGTTCCAGCTACCAAACATATTCACACAGTTACGAACAAGTGCTGTTAGTGCTTTAGGCTTACGGCCCATGTCACCTTTAAGGTCGCCTGCTTCAAACTGATTTACATCAGTAGGAGTTAGCAACATACCAAGACTATCTAATACGAATAAAACCTTAGGGCGATTTTCTTCTGGCATAGCCTTATACTCTTTCATGAATTCGACAATAGTTTTAGCAACATCGTCAATCATAGCCATGTTGAGTTTAAGTAGTTTTTCTTCTGATGTATCTACACCCAAAGCCGTTAACCAAGATTGGTCTAATGCGTTCTCTGAATCTACTAAAACTACATAGATGCCCTGTTCTTGGGCGTGTTTAATCATATTACCTGAACAGATATATGACTTACCTGCTCCGCTTTCGCCAGCAAATACAGTAACCTTACCTAACGGAACACCTTTGTGGAAGTCTCCGCTGATCAAATAATTTAAGGCAAAATTGCCAGTACTAACCCAATCAGTTGGGTCGTTAAAACCTATACCAAGACCTTCAATACTCTTGGTGAGGCTTTTTCTAAACTTTGAAATATCAAATGCTTTTGTCATTACTTTTTAGTCCTCACAGAAATGGAATGGAGGGGCATTGCCCCCCCAATTGTTTTATTAGCTTTGGCGTGAACGGATCATCGCTAGGATGTCTTGTGCTCTACTGTTATTAGCACCTGCGGCTGCTGCCGGTGCTGCCTCTGCTCTAGGAGTCGGAGCGGCTGCTGCCGGCTCGTCATCTTCGCCTGCTGCTACATCGTCTGTGCGACGTGCTACAGGATCACCAGTGGCTTGACTCATACCTGCTGGTTTGAAGTATTGACCCCAACGATCCATATCATAGGCCTCTCCATCAACTGATGCTTCAAACATTTCTTTGATGATTTTGAGTTCTACTTCTGTGGGTTTCTTAGGTAGGAAGTCTTTTAAGTTGAAAAGACCTTGTGCTTCAACTGCCACACGCTCTTCATCGCTAAGAGCACGTTCAGTACGGCTCCACTTAGATGTGCTGTAGTCAGCATAACCACCTTTGCTAGTTTTAGCAATACGGAAATCAACACCATGGCTGAAATCAGTTGGTAGTTCGTTAAGCTCAGGATCCATCAAAGCACTCTTAATGATCTGATAGATTTGAGGTCCGATAATAAATCTACGGATTGGATTTTCTGGAGTTGTATCTTCTGCGATAGGATTCTTAACAACGAAGCCTTGGAAAATGTATGAACGCTTTTTCCAATACTTACGACCCATGTCTTCAAGACTCTTGTCTTTGAACCAGCCACGTACTTCTGAAAGGATCGGACATGTTTCATTCCACATTTCCATACAAGGTACTTGTACTTGTACAGCTTTACTGCCTGTGTCACCTTTAATACCGGCAAACGGCAATTTAATCATTGCTCGCTCGATCCAGAAAAAAGTGTTATTAGAGTCGCCGTCGGGTAAGAAACGAATAGTAGCTTCTTTACCTTCTGCCATGTTCCAGTGTGGATAGATTGCGTTGTCGCCGCCGCTTGTTTTGCCGCCTTGGCCTGCTTGTGCTTCTTGAAGTTTCGCACGGATTTCTGCTAATGTTGCCATTTTAAATTGCCTCCTTTAATATGCCTTAAAATGTATGCCTTACGCATATATGTATTATGCGTGATTTATTTAGTAAAAGCAAGATGTTTACTATATTTTTTTGCCAAAAGAAAAGGTTCTAACAAGAACCCTTTCTTAAAACCAATCACTTCTTGGCTGCGTCTTTCTTAGCCTCTTCCTTTGCTTTAGCAGGAGCTGCTGGTTTTGCTTCTTCCTTCTTGGCAGGAGCTGCGGCCGCTGGCTTAGCGTCTGCTGAAGCAGGCTTAGCAGGAGCAGTTGGTGTTTGAGCAAAAGCAGAAACTGCAAAAAGTGACGAAAATAAAGTTACTAATGATTTCATATGAAAATCTCCATTTTTTATGTCGCTGAGATATTCAGCAACTGTATATATAACGCTTTAAAATATATAACGGTAAATGCGAAATGGTAAGACTGATAGCAAATGGTAAAACTGATCAAAAGAAAGGGCACCGAAGTGCCCAATCTCAATCTAAAGTATAATTATAGTCCAGATAATTCTTTAATTCTTGCTAGTTCATTAACTTGAGGTACTTGTGTGTTTTGATTAGGTGCCATACGCTCTACAAACTGTCGAGCTACTTGTTCTGCCTTTGGACCATATTTTTTGCCTGCCATTATTATCACAGCCTCTGGACCTTTTGGAAAAGTTTCAGACATGCTGTCATAACAACTGTACATAAATTCAGCTAGTTCTTGTATGTTCAAAGATTCTTCTTGACCAGATCTCTTACGGAAATCTCGAGCATGTCTGTCGTCATGCTTTGCTGGATCAGGTAAACGATATTTGTCAGTGCCTTTGCCTCTCATACTTGGTGGTAAATCGTAATCGTCTGCTTTGTCGTATTCTGGGTCATTAGGATTGGCAGCTTCGTATTCATTGCCAAAATCTCCATAGTCTTCGTCAGATCCATGGCCTGCTGATGCTAGGGCATAACTATCATCAGTTTCGCCGCCTTCATCATCGTATTCCTGTGCTGGCATATCCATATCGCCAAAATCTAATTCATCTACAACGTCAGGAGCATTGTTTTCTAACCACTGATACACCAACGGACGCACACAAGTGTCTGCGTCTTCTTGGGCAGCATCCTTGATTTCACGTGCTAATTCCGGATCATCGATTATGCCTTTAAGGCTGCTGATAGCATTCTGTCCATCTACACCTGCTGGGAAATGTTCACCCACCAATGACTGTAGTTTCTCAACAGCCGCTGCCTTTTCTTCTTCGTCTTGACTAGTAATAGCATTATCTTCGCCTAGGTTCATGGCCCAATCTTCAAATTTTGAAAATGGATCATTAAATTCTTCTACGCTGTCGAGGTCGAGTTCTACTTCTTCGTTAGTTGATTGTGTCATCGCGACTATGTCGTCATAGTGTATATCTTCTTTGGTCTGCATTAGGCTATAAATGATAGGGAATGCGGCCTTGATATCTTCTTTGAAATTCTTTACTGTAAACTTATTTGTTAGATCTTCGATGAACTCTTCTGGAACCTCTGTTACTTGTTCTGCCTGGAACTGTGCCTTGAATTGCTCGTAATGTGTTCTTTTAGCTAGTTTCTTAATTGTTTCTCTAAGACCGTCTAGTGTTTCATGAGCACGACCAACAATCTCATTAGTTTCGGAGTTCATAAGATCATTACGTACTACATAATTTCCAAAATTCTTTAGGTGTGCTATTTTTTCGCTGATACCGATAATGTGTTTACCGATATCATCGTAAGGCAATCCGCCTTCTTGTACGTGTCTCTGCATAGCACGAGCACCTGCCAAATGGATGAACGGATATTTAAATCGCTCACCTTGGCCGTTTTCGATGAACATAGCATTGATGTGTCTAGTTCTAGCACCGGGGCTGGTTTCATCTACTTGTTGATCATGCTTGATGATCAAACGTGTGTTTTCTAATTTTTGGTAGCTGGTTTTAGCAGTACCGTACATTCCTTCTTTCATAACTCCCTCTCCGACAGGTGTATTATTTGCATATTGACTTAAGAAACTAAAGTCTCTTTGATCTAAATTATCTTTGGTAATATCGCGTGTGTCAAAACTCATTAATCGACGTTTGGCAAACTCTCTAAGACCTCTTAGAAAATCGTACCAACCATCTTTTTGTACAGCATCCATATTTTCAGTAATGCCCGTACTATAGTAGACTTTCATATTCCCAGGCTCGGCTAAACTGATACTTACATGCCCTACAGGGTTTTCTCCCTCCATGTAATCAAAGTCAAAGAATACCGCATCTTCTGGGTTGATGGTAATTTCGCCTAATTCGGAACCTAATTTTAGGCCAGAAAAACGGCTTCTAATCTTATAAAAAAGGTCAGTGCTTACGCTTTTGATATTATCTTCCATGTTTATATTTATCTTAATATATAGAACTTACATAAATGGGCATAGGCATCTGATCTTCAGATAACCTTTCCGTCATTTTTTCATAGATATGCGGATCCCAATCGGCTAAAATACCAGCCATCCGTATAATTAGCAGAGTAGACGATACTAGGTCGTCATGTTCGCCTGTTTTAGCACCAAATCCTACTCCGTGTGCTACAAATGTTTTTAACTCAGAAATCAGCGGTTTGCTGTTTATCTTCATCTTATAGGTTTCTAGCATATTTTTAAGTTGGCTGCAAGCCGTTACTTTAGACCTATGTGTAGTATTAAATCCTTTTCGGAATTTACGTACATGACCTTTTCGTATAGGTTCGCTTAAGAATAGTCCCGGAAAGTTTTCTTCGCCTATATCGTTAATCGTTATCAACGCTGCTTCGCCCAATGTGTTATTTTCAACAGAATAATATATTTGTGGCTGACCACCTAACTCCATAGCACGTTCAGCAATATATTTTAATATCTCTCTCATATGCTTTACCTGCGATTGGATAGGTGTTAGATTGTGATGCCACTCTGCTACTTGTTCCATCGAAGGCATTTCGTAAACTTGTATAGCACCGTAGTCGCCGCCGGTGCCTAGACTAGGATCAAGTGCTACTAGATACGTAGCCTGTGGATTAATTTCTTTATACCAACGTGTTTGCCCCATAGTCATTACAGGATCGACACCTTTGAGTTCTGCTAATTTTACTGCGTTGATTAGGGTTTCATCAAAAATCAAGAATTCACAATCAAACTCTCTGCGGAAACGCTCGTCGCCAATTTTAGCACGTTCTATTTTTGCCCACTCTTCATCGCGATCCGGGTGTTCTGCCCAATGAGCAAAATAACTGTAAAAACCGTTAGCTCCTAATTTAGCTTCGTTTCCAAATTCGTCAAACTTCTTGTTAGCCTCGGTCCATATCAAAGCAAACTGATCTTCGTCTGAGTTTGGAGTTGATGTAATAATACACTTACCACCTGTTGACAATGTTGGTGATAACGCAGTCCAAAACTCTTTGGCTTTCTCTGGTGGTTGTACAAACGCAAACTCGTCACAGTAAATCAAGGATAGCGACTTACCACGACCTGTGTTTTCAGTAGTTGTGGTTGCTTGGATACGAGCACCATTATCGTATTCAATAGTATTCCTGTTATAACTGTAAACGCCAGCACGGATAAAATCAGGTAAATTTTCATAGCCATATCGATAACGATTCATAATGTCCTGAGCACCCTCATACTTGTGAGCAGCGATCAAAACCTGTGCTTCAGGTACAAACATTGTGTACCATAATAGATAACCAGTAGCACAGGTAGTCTTACCCATCTGACGGGGTAACATAGCTATACATTGCTTGTTTTCGTGATAGGCTTGTATCAATCTTTCTTGATATTCATACGGCTCAAACGGAATGCTTCCACGAACAGGATGTTGGATCTTTAAAAAATTTCTACAGAAATACAATGGCCCTGTTATAGGATCCATACATGCTTCTAGATGCTTTACTTCTTCTAAAGTATACTTGATCTGAGCATGTGCTTTCTTGATCAGATTACCGTCGAGTGATTTTGCCATACAACTATTTAATGAAAAAAATAGGCTCCGAAGAGCCTATTTGGTTTTTATGATTGTTTATTTAGATTTGATTTCTGCTAACAAAGCTTCTAGTTGTGCTTTGATATCTTCTACAGCCATAGGATTGTCGCCGGGCTGTGTAGCAGGGAACTGACGTTTCTTGCGATTTAGATCGTCTCCGTTTGGAATAGCAGCACTCATAGGTTTAATCTCTGGATCTGCTCCACCATCTGGTGTGTTAGCAAATGATTCTTCTTCCCCACTCATATTATCCATTGGGTCAATATCATTATCGGCCAACGCAGGTGGTTTTGGTAATAGTTTATCTCTCAACGATGCCATTGATGGTTCTGTTTTAACCATAGGCAGGGTCGGATCGCTGACATTGCCTCCCATAGGTGATCCCATGGTAGGGTTCACTTTGGTAATCAACTGCATTAATGATTCAATATTGTCCATGCCTTGAGCATTAAGATTAATACTCATCGACGGTGGAGCAGTTGGTGGTGTTGGCGATGGAGTTGACATAGGCATGCCACACTCCTCTGATACCTCGCTAGCATTTAGCTCAGCCATCTTTTCTAGTATAGCTTTAAAATCCATATTAACTCCCTAGGGCACTTTTAGTGCCTGCTTTATCTTGTTTAGGTGCTTTGGGCATTTTATATTCGCCCTGATTGTTTTCTTTAGTTCTTTCTTTACTGACTTTAGCAATGTCTTTCAAGAAAGCTGCTGTGAATTCATTACCAAAATTTTCTTTATGTTTGATTTTTTCAGAATCTTTTAATTCGCTGTCGTTTAACAAGGCTTTACCGCTAGGGCCCTCAGCTGGCTCTGCTTGTTCGAACGGATCGTTGACATTTCTTACACGAAGATGTGTATTAGAAATACCGGTTGATTCGTGTACATCGATCTGTACTTGTTGTGGTGTTACTGGATATGAACACTCACATTCAAACACTGTGACTTCTATATTAGATAGATCTAGAAATTCTAGAGCTGTTTTTTGTATAGGTGTAGTAGCTACTTTTTCAAATTTTCCGCAACCATACTTGCCCATCTTTGCCTTGGCTTTTTCTTCAAAGCTTTCGGGCAACGGGCCAGCAACCTTGATACGGAAACCGTAGGTTTTTTTGCTTTCAGATAGATATTCTTTGAATGTTTTCATATCAGTATTTATTCCTTTCCCTGGAGTTTTTTCAACAACTCGTTGCGATCAGTTATTACAAACGCCTGTCCGCTGAGCATGTTATTAGAATCATCATCTCCAGCATCTTTGTCAATTTTAAGTTTTTTTAACTTAGCATCTATAGCTTTTAATTTCTTATCAATCTTTGCTGATTTAGCATCTATAGCATTTCTCAGCATAGTACCTGCTACTTCAAAAATACGTCCGCTGTAGCGTACTTCTACGTTCATGCCTAAATCCATAAGATCGTCGTAGGCATCTTCAGCTTTTTTAGCCAATGCGTCTAATTCGTTTTCGCCTAGGTTTTCTAAATCTGCTATATCTGGCAAACGTCCTGCTATAGCATCTACTTCGCGATAACTTCTTTCTAGATCACGAACTTCTTCTTTAGATTCTTCAATCACAGGAACTTTAGCCTCAACAGCTCTAGTATCTTCTAAGTTAAAAAGTTCTTCGAGTTTTTTCGTCATACTATACTTATCTGCGTTTTGAACCTTTGTGGAAAATATCGTCTTCGTTAACTACTCTAAAACGAATTCCTTGTTGCTTACACCAAGCAGTAGCAGCTTCCCATTTGGCAAGATTTTTTACGTATTGTTCTTGATTGTATCTGCTCTTTCCTACTTTTTCTAAAAAAGTATGATTACTAGGTTTTACTTCTACTAGTTCGGCGTGTTTTTTTCCGCCTTTGTCATTGTAAACAATAAAAAAATCAGGCACATATATTGTATATTTGCCTGTTAGCGGGTCTCTATAAGGAATCTGGATACTTTCTGATGCCCAATTTTCCACTCCCGGGTGCTCGTCTAGCATACGCATGAAAACAAATTCCCATGAACTACGTGCCAGCGGTGTTTTCTTCCCGATATATTTGTCGGGATTTTTCATTTCAAATTTACCTTGAGCAAATTTAACCATTACGCTCTAATGTTTCTAAGTTTGAGTTGATTAGCAGTAATCACTGTCCTAAAACCCAATCTCGATGTTTGGCTACGATTTTGATTTAATATCTCAGCCACTAATCCTGTAAGTTCTAACTGTTTCAAAGAATCCAAAGTTTCTAATAATTGAAAAACAGGAAATCCGTCTTTCTTAGCCTGTTGTAAAAGAACCATGGCTGTAACTGTTGCTGCTTCGAGGCCAAAACCTTTATTAGTTAAAAATCCTATAGTAGCATCTACGTCACTGCCGAGATATTCTTCACCTCGCTGTCCAAAATTATTTAAATAGACTCTACTTCTATCAGCACTATCAGTAGATTGTGTAGTCGGTAAATTAGTTAAGACACTATTCATTCTGCCCTCTTGTTTGTTCCAAAGGATATACCAGGTAATCCACTGGTAACATTATCTTGCCCTGTGGGTGTTAGTAATATATTTGTTGCTTCTGCGACTAAATTTTCTGGACGAAGAGATGCTAGACTCTTATAAAAATTAATAGCTTTGATAGCAGCCTGTAACCCGTCTGTTCTAGAAAAAGCACCTTGGACGTTGTTAACTCCGTATATTGTTGAAGCATCTTCAATAATTTGCGACCCTGCGTTAATTAACCCGCCTGGGCCAAATATAGTAGAAATTTGGCCTCCCCCTATAGTTAAAGGACTAGGAGTTCTATCATAATATAGATCAGCAAAACCTCGAGGTACTCCTCTGTCAATAATAGAACCGGTTCCATATAAAACTGATTCATAAACAATATTCATCGTAGCTTCAATTGTGCCGTTGTTAGAGCCTTGATCTACGTTTCCGTGATTCCAGCTTGTTATATGGGGATTAATCAACGTATAAGCATTGAATTTTTTTCGACTTAAAGTGTATATAGTAATTGAACCAAAGAATGGTCTTGTATAATTTATTTTATCAACATCGAGGCCGTATCGAATTTGTCCAGCTTCTATTGCCCCTAAAGTTCTTCCTGTGTTAGTAATGCCTCCGCCTGCTTTGGGAGCTCCGGTTGTAGTTTGATCTGGAGCATACACTCCGCCTTTTGTCTGTGTCCAAAAATCAGGAGGAAGAAATCTTTCATTAGAATAATGAGAAAGATATTGAGCCCATAAAGCATTTATTACCCCTAAGTTGTCGTCATGAAAAACAAGATTTAGTGGTTCGTATTTTATTTCTTTGTAAATTACACGTTTCCTGTTATATTGATTTTTAACCTCGTGCTCAAAAGTAATTTTAGGTAAATCGGCTTGTTTTACTAACATGTCGATTGCCTGTTGATTATTTTTTAGATATGTAGATGACGCTACAGCAGGTTGGTTTATGTTAAACTGAACATGATACAGGAATTTAGTTCTTGGTGCCCGCGACATTCCGTTATCGAGATATAGTCGAGCCGCGTGACGAGCATCACCAAGATTTCCCTTGGGGTTTGTGATGCCTTGCCCTACTCCTTGAAGGAATCGTGTGAATTTATCTGCCATAATATTATTTAGTGATAAAAAAAGCCCGGGGATTCCGGGCTTGATTTAATTTTGTGATATTAACTTCCTGTAGCTAGGCTACCAAGAGTTCTAGCACCAATGTTTCTACCAATGCCGTCAATGCCGCCGCCTTTGTATTGGATCGCGTTATCGTAACGTATTGCTAGTGCAATCATTGCTGGTTCGTTTGATGTATAGTTTAAATCACCGTAATCGATGTTTTGTACGAAACAACCGTACAATTCAAATGTTTCTAGCACGTTAGGTGTTTGAGCACCATTTCCGCCATCTAGTAGTTCGATTAGTGTAGTGAACTTATAGTCTTGAGCAGATGCTGCTCCTGATTGTTCGAAGAAGTCAAATTGTTTCTGAATCTGCTCACCGCACAGGCGTTGGATAGATCCTGTAGCATCATCTCTCACGTTTAATGTTACTGGTTCCCAATTGTGTCTACCTGCTAGGTATACTCTTGAGTTGTAAATTGGAAGTTCTATTTCTTCAAAGTTTACTTTAGGACGAGTAATATCATTTACTTGTTTTGTTAATTCAGTTGCTACTGTTCCATTTGCCCCGAAGCCTTGTAAGACCACCCTAAATCTATACTTTAGCTTGGGCATTAACAAGCCCTGAGCACTAGACGAAGCGTCTGTTGCCAAAGGTACTGTTAATTTTGATAGTGTTGAAATTGCCATATTCTTATGCTCCGGATAATATTATTTATCTCTTATAATTGGGGGACAAAGCCCCCAATTATTAAGATGCTCTCGATGCTGCTATCTCCCCTGTATTTTTCAATCTCAATGGGATGTAAATAAATTCAATTGCTTTTACTGGTTCAATTGCGATATCTACATATAGTTCATTTCGATCAATCCTTGCTGGAGTGTTATTTGTTTCATCGCAGACCACAGCATAGTCATAGATAGCACGTAGACCTACAAGCTCTAGCAACAGACTTTCTACTGCCTGTCTAACTTCGTCTCTTGTAAGTTTATCGTTAGGTTCAAACACAAACGGTTTAGCTAATCTGCTTAACTGACTGCGTAGATAAATTACCAAACGTGCTACGTTAATTCTGTCTAATGCTGATGATCCAGTACTTAGGGTTTTTTGTCCATAGTTTACTAGACCAACACCGTTAAAGAATGTTAAAGGATTAACTCTAATATTAGCTAATGTGTCACGCTGTCCTTCTGTTAATGCTACAGGTTTAAATTGTCCTGTTTTGCTTTCTAGGTATCCTACTGATGTAGCATTAGTAACACCGCCTCGTCTTATACCTGCTGGAGCAAACCATGGATAAGATACTTGATCATTTAAAGCAATAGTTCTTAACATCATGTAGCTTGGTGGTACCATGATTGTGTTACCAGTATTATCACTGGTTAATCCTGCTGGATAAAATACTCCGGCATACGCATCTGAGCTAACTAAACCTACGTCTCCGTTGTCAGTAGCAGCATTAACGTTTTTGCCCCAGTTGTTTAATGAATTAGTGTCTGGAAGCAATCTAAAAGGAGCATCGCCTACAACAAATGCTGTTGTTCCGCGATCAATATTTAGAGCAATCATTTCTTGTAGTACTTCAGGATATCCTGGTGTAGCAATAAGATTGAAATTACGAACTTCGTCTTCACGTATTTCAGCGTTAGAATTTAATAAACCTTTTAACGCCTCAACAACCACTTGACGCTGTGCTTTACGACCAAAGTCGCTACCAGAATCAGATACCCAACGTGCTGACTCATAATCTATCATTGACTCGTCACCGTAGCGGACATTGTCTGCCGATGTGTTAACATGGTTTCTAACATACTTTTTAATATTGAAACCGCTTCTACGAGTATTGAATAACAAAATACCTCTTGGATATAGGTCAGGATCTGGTGCGTCGTAGTCTACAAAATCACTGCTTAACAATTCTAAGATTGTAGCAGGATCTTTTGACTCGCCGTTTAAGTCCCAT